AAATCCACCCGGCTGCCGAATTGCTTCTGAAAATCCTCTGGCGTCATTTCGTCATCGTGCGCCTGGGCAATATCTCCGGCGATGCGTTCCACGAATTGATTTTCATTTTCGATTATGGTGTTCAGGATAACCATGTCGTCGCTGGTCATTTCGTCTGGCTTGACTCCAACTTCATCAGCGCCCTGATTCCACGCCTCGGTGAGTTGTACGTCAATCGACCGCACAAACGAGGAGACAAAGTTAGCATCTCTTCCGCCGTTATACAGGCGATTGGCTGCACCCCAAAGGCGGGCGCGGTATTCGTCATAAGTCTTGACGGCTTCCAGCGCGCCAACAATCCGCTTTACGGCGTTGACCAGGTTGGCGCGGGCTGCGGCGCGGTTGGTCATGCGGTACGCTCCAATAGGTCATTGGCGCGCTTGAGTTCCGCGGCCAGCGCCATCATCGGGTCTGCCTTATCCTGTGCGAATATCGCCTTTACCGCTTCCGGCGTCTTTGCATCCTTGAGCGCTTCGGCAATGCGCTCATTTTCAAGAGATGGGATCACCTCGCTTTCGAATGGGCATACCGCCGCGCCGCGCTCCTTCAGTCGCTTGAGCGCCTTCGTCTGCCAGCGGGATAGGTCGGATTGGATAGAGTTGGGATCAATAGATTTGTCGTAATTGCGACTATTCACAAATTCCGCCAGGTCGTTGGATTCCTTTAGCTTTCGCAATTCATCTGGTGTCATTGGGTGGTCGCGAGCTTTTTCAAGACCAGAATTATTGCTTTGTAATGTCTGAATCTCTCTAAGGTGTTCTACTTTTTCTCTTCGCTGGAACATATCAGATTCATCGAGAGTGTCCGCCGTGGCTTGGTGACTCGCTATTAGATCGTTGTTTTTAGCTATAATGGCATTGATCTTATTTTTTTCTTCTCCGGGAATCGGCTTTAGACTATTTTTTATTTTTACACGATGCGCCTCTATTTCATCATGTACCTCGCGAGGAACGGCAACTAAAGTTTTCGGCGTTCCGGGTGGGGTGTCAGTTAGTTGTACAACGTGTTGAGGTTTCCCTGATGCGTCTAATCCGCTTACTCCTGCGTGAATTGCAGGATGCTCAACACCATCAATTTTTACAGTGAGTCCATTTGCCTCCCCGCGCGAATGGTCAGCAGATAACTCGATCTTTTTTCCTTTTTTGGATACCCACCCTTTCGTTATTTTTTCTGCCCCACCACCTCCGCTCCCACCTCCTCCACTCGAAAACTCCCCGCTCGATGAGTCGTGATTTTCGTTATACTTCGCTGCGGGATTGGCAACCGGCCAATTACTGACCGGGATAGACGCGGGGGGGTTGGCATCCATGGTCACTGGCGCGGGGGCAGGAGCAACCGGCGCGGGGGGCTGTACTTGCGACACAAGCAGGTTATCGCGCTCATCGCCAAACGGGGGCTTGTTGAATTTGTCCTTGCGCACATCGGCCATCGTGAAGAACCGGGCATACTGGTCAATCTCCTGGATTGCCAGCGCCCGATCTGTTACCCGAATATCCTCAAACTTAGCACGCAAGTTGACGCCGTACAGTGGCAACACGCTCTTGGTGATACGCTGCGCAATGGCAACCATGCTCGGCCACATCGCCAGGTCGGTCAAGGTTGCCTTGCCGGTTTTGGCGTTGGCTTCCGTGGCGTTGATTGCCAGGATAGACGCCAGGCCGGGGGCGATGGAGGCAAACATCTCCTCACGGGATAATTGGCGGGATTGCAGGAATTGCATCTCGTCTTGTGTCGCGCCCATCGCCAGCCAGTTCACGCCCTTGCCCACATTCTGCGCGAACAACGGGCCGGAACGATTGACGCCGCCCCATTGCGCTCGCAGGTCTTTTTTCATCTGATCCCAAATGGGCTGGGCGATGCTGTCAGAGTACGCCAACATTCCGGGTACTTTTGCATTGTCCTTGCCAAAGTAGTTGGCGTTGTACTTGACCATGTTGGTGTCAGTCTCGGCGGTCATGAAGAGCGGCTGCGCTTTGCCCATGCCGATAAACACACTGCCCGGATTGAACGCTTTGAAGTGAACCACCTGCTCGACGGGTATCTCGTAGGTATTGCCATTGCCAGGGCGGTATTCGTAGTTTTTGAGGAACAGCACGCCATCTGGGATAGGCGTCACTTGGTTCGGAGGCATGACCCAAATCTCTGGGGGAGTGGTTGATCCTTTTGGAATATTCAACCACCAGTAACAATTACCCACCAGGCGCAAAAACGCGAATGTCGCTTGCATAAACTCAAACCTGCTCATCAGCGGGTTGGGGTCATCCAACAACATCTCGAATGGGTGGTTGGGTATGTCGGTTTCGTCCTCGCCGTTCACCTGGTAGACGTTCAGCGCCGTGGCTGCGCAAAGTGCAGAGTAGATTTCGATGGCGGAATTGATGCCGGTGACCTTGCCGTAGAGGTCGATCTGGCTATCATACTGGCTGCCGTCGCCCATGTTCCAGCGCTCCGCCTCCGCCGCGCCCAATGCCCAGCCTGGGTACTGCGCGGCCTTTGCTTTCAGCGCCGCGACTTCTTGCGCCAGTGCCGCGATCTTGTCCCTGCCTGTCCATCTGTCAAATATGCTCATACCTATCCTTAGCCTACCAGGTATTGTGCTGGTACGCTGCCTGTAATGCCAACAACATCATACCTCAGCGCGTCGATCAAGTGAAACGTTTCTTTGTCCTTGATCTTCTCGGTCGGCTGCCCCCGATCATCCGTCTCGCGTGCGTAAATACCAACCTCATCGACCAACAGACGCGCCGCCTTTTTGAACATAAACATCCGCTTGCTTTTGAGCAGCTCTATGATGCGATCTAATCCAGACTCTACGCTGTCGATCGTGGGCTCTCGCAGTGGAACGCCGTACTCCTGCCAATCAGCGCGGTTCTGCACCTCGCTGCCGCTGCCGCCCGTCCACAAAACGACATTCTCGCCCATCACAGACTTCAACGCCGCCTCAGTATGCTCACGGGTGGGTTTGCGCTCTTCCAGCGTGCAGCGGTAGACATAATAGCAGTTGGTCGCCGGGTTGAGCGCAATGTACACACAGCCGATGTGAATACCGGAAGGGTCAACGCCCACGTATCGCGGCCATTCTGGGGGGATAGAGAAGTCATCCACCACATGCAGCGCCGCGTCGAAGTCGCTGAATATCATCCCGGCGGGCCGCGTGAAATTGCCGTTGTAAAACATCTCAAATTTCCAGGCTGCCATCGTTCGCTTGACCCGGTCGTATTCGGCGCGTGGGAAAGCCGGGTTCATAATCGACTTGAAATTGACCACGCGATAATCAGGGTCGCCGGCTGTCCAGCGGTCATAGACCTCGGTTTTCAGCCAGCCTAAATTATACGGCGTGGTCGTTATCAGGATGCGTCCCTGGTTCAGCGCCAATCGCCGCTGTACCGCCTCAAAACTGGACAGTCTAAACTCATCCATTCCAGCCTCATCCAGCCATGCCGCTTTTGCCGTTGCGCTTTCAAGTCCGCCCTCAGCCGATGCGCTCCGCAGGATGACGCGCGTCTTTCCGTTAGGCGACAATATCACCCGGTCGGATGCGATCCACTGCCAACCCATGAGGGTGCAAAAGATATACTTCATTTCGGGCAGCATTTTGAGCTTGAACAAATCATAACTGGCTGTGGCCGCGATATAGTCACCATCGCCTTGACGCTGGATTTCACGCGACAACCAAAAACCACCAAACGATGTCTTACCACTTTGCGCCCCGCTTATTACCGCGACAAATCGCTCCTCGGCGTCCCACGCCCGCGACTGCCCAGGGTGCAGGTGCAGCCGAACGCCCTTGCCGCGCCCGGTCACAAAGGCAGGGACGATGGGTTTACTTATCGCTGGGGTCGCTGTCGCTGCTATCACTGCGCTCTACCTCGATAAACTTGATGGGTTCGCCATCCTTGCCAGTCAACTCGTGCACGTCTGGCACTTTGCCATAAGCCACATTCAGCACGTATTCGATGCGCCGCCAATCCTTGCTGTGGATGCTGCCCGTAATCAGCGCCTGCACGTTGGTGATTTCCTGCCCGTCAATGATGATCGGCTTGCCGCTTGCGTCCGTGGCGATCTTGGTTAGCTCCGCCAGGACAAGGCGCTTGAGGGCGTCCATCGTCTTGGGTCTGCCCTTGCGATTTATGCGCGGGTCGCCTTTGACAAATCCCTTGCCGGTTGCGCCGCCGGGCATGGGTTGTTTTTTAGTTGTATTACTACCGTCGCCCGGGCTATCGCTCATGCTGTCACCTGGACGGGCGTGGAGTATTTATAATTTATTGATATTAGTCCTAACTTGTCCGCCATCCTATCTCTCAGATCTCGGCTCGATAGCACGACTTGACTACCCGGCATCGGATAGCCGCAGTATGTCAGTAAATGCGACAGTCCGCGCGCTTCTAACTGTTCCGTGTAAATGCTTTCATCAACCGACGGCTCTGGCTCTTTTCCCAGACTATCCACCTCGTCTGGCGTGCATCTTCGCAAACACGCACGCCAAATCATGCGCGCGCCAGAACGCTGCCGGAATACGCTAAACCTTATGTTTCTTGATTTAATTTCCGCAACAAACATTTTGAATTGTTCGTGCGTCACATGATCTATTTTTTTAAGGTCATACGTCCACATCGGTGTGTGCGGAGAAGGATCAAGACGCGTTAACTTTACCGCTATCTTTGGATGCGTTTTTACAGAATTAGGAACACGCGCCGCAAACGACATCATGGCGTCGAATGTTCCAGGGAGTCCGGTGATAAAGAAAAATTCTGACGGTTGATTTTGTTGTTCGAGACATGCAATCAACTCAAATACATTTGCGTCGCTGATATATTTACCAAATGTCTTGCGGTGATCTTCGCAAAATCCTTCAATGCCAAAATGCAATATTCCGCTCGATTTATGCAATTCTGGATTTTTGAGATAGTCAACCACTCTCACGGATTGCGCATTAATTGACTTTGACACATGGTCTATTTGTGCGCTGTCGTTTGTAACCAGTGTTAATTTTGCGCGCTTCTTTTCTGCGTATGCTATAGCGCCATTGATTCGCGCTGGAGAATTGCTCCATCCCTGATAAGCAAAACTTGTCTCGCAAAACAAGCACTTCCCCTTACACCCCCTTCCGGCTTGATAGTAATAAGCGCCTGACGTAATCCTGACTAACGGTAGCGTTTTTTCGTCAATTCTATAAGATGGCACAACGCACGTTTTTTCGCGTGTCATCACAAACGGAAGCGAATATAAATCATTCGCGCTTTTTGCACTAGAGAGAGCTTCGAAAAAATCAAAACCCTCGCCAACATTCAGGGCATCGCAATATCTTAAAAGATATTCTCCGCCAAAACACTCAAAACCTCCGGCGATCAGAGGGCGCGTTCCGGCTTTTTTGCGCGCCAATCTCACAAAGCCTAAATCGTCTGGATCGTCTACTGTGATTAATAAAATGTCAGCATCTTCAACGCTCGAAAAAACAACACCAAACGACTGCGCTATCGCGTCGATTGTGCGATGTGTCAGCTTATATTTTTTATCGTCCGGCAATAAATAGCACGATTTCAACCGATCAACTCCTGGCATAGTGCCAAAATCGCAGCTTCTGGATTGTCGCCGTACTTCTCTGTTATCGACTCTATTGTTCTGTCAACCATGCCGGCATCCATAAGCGCCGAAAATCTACCAAAACCAACAACAATCTTTCCGTTTACGCTAGCCATCCTGTAGTTATGACTGTCGGAAAAATTACCATCGTCTATAATCGGTATCGCCAACTGCAACTCTCGCTCGTCAAACCCCCATTCCAGCAAGTCGGGGACTTCAAACCTATTCGCCAGGGCGTCGAAGTCCCAATTTCCGGTATTCTTGTTCAGGCGGATATTAAGCTCCTCGACTTCCTTATCCGTCAGCAACCGGGAAGGATACCAGCACTCCACTCGCTTGACCTTATCGGCGCGCAAAATGTGTAACCGCTGATGTCCACCAATCACGGTATTAGCCGAGTC